TAACGGTGGGGAGTACGCAAAAGACGGCTTTAACATTAACGTAAAAAATGGTTTAAGAGATATATCAGCATTAGAGTATAATACTGCTTCTAACGGAATCGCTGCATTACAACATGCATTGAATGGGTGGGATGGTAATCCTACTAAGAGTAACCAATTTGGTCAACCACCTGCGGTCATTAATAACATTGGTGGGTCAACAACAACTTTCATACAACAGCCTGAAGTTGTTCGAATGAAACCTGGCGGATTTGCTGGATATGGTGCTAGAAATTATTAATTGGTACGCCCAACAGGATTCGAACCTGTGACCTACTGCTTAGAAGGCAGTTGTTCTATCCACTGAACTATGGGCGTAAAAAAACCCCCAATTAAGGGGGTTATAAAACAACCTAACTTTAAGCTTCTGCTGCTAACTTAGCAAAGTAGCTCATCGTATCTTCGGTATCAGATTCAACCTTAGCTGCAGGAGCTGTAAAAGCTTCCTCACTACGAGTCTCTTGTTCAACTTCAGGTTCATTAACTGAATCAACCTCATTACGTTGTACAAGCTCTTCACCTAACACACGAGTTAACTTAAGGTTAAGCTCGCTGTACGATTTAAATGTATCAGCATCAGTAAACTCTTTAAGAGAAAACTGTTGATTGTATACACCTTCTAACACAGAATCATCTGCATTCAATACTTCAACCGCACCAAAAGATGAACGATCATAGTTTCTGTAACCAGCTACGTTCGAAATCTTCATCTTGAAGTTAGCACCTTTCCACATATCAAAAGGATTAACAGGTGATTCATCTTCATACTTAGGTTGCATAGAGTCCATGATTTTCTCAAAGATTTTAGCACCGTAAGTATACAACATGACCTTACCTTCGTTCTCACGATTTTCAGGGTCAGATACAACATAGATATTTGACACATAATGAAGACGACGCTTGCGTTTGCGAGCAGTATCTTTATCAGCTTCAATACCTGTGTTCCATAGTTTTGAATTCATTTCTGAAACAGGATCGTCTTTCTGAATTGTAGTAAGTGATTTCTCAACATACCATTGTCCAGTTGGTCCTTGGAAGAAGTGGTCCCAGTATTTAGCCCAAGGTAAGTCATCACCTTCGACTGTAGGTAAGAAACGAATAACGGCATAACCATTACCTGCTTTATCTACTGTTGGTTTCCACATACGGTCATCACCGAATGATTTCTTTGTTGTGGCGCTGGAAGCCGCACCTACTAGTGAACTCATATCACTAGCTTTCGCTTTTAAGTCTGCAAAAGACATATTTTTTCTCCATTAAAGATTTATATTAATTTGTATTACTTTGTATCAGTATATATTATATCACGTTTATGACAAATGTACATACCTTTATTAAAAAATATCTAAAATAATTTTTTTCATTTTATTATCATCAAACTTTAAGAAAGATTGAAACTTAGATATCTTCTTAAACAAATCAGGCCACAGGATCGTATCTGTAATCTGTTCGTTCGCCTTACTAATAAACCCAGTCAAGCGATTTATTATACACAATGTCTCGAGAGACACCGTACCTTCAAGATGAAGATGGACAATTCTTGGATAAGTATCTTCTATAGCCAAGAGTTCATCAAACTTTACATCTGAAATTTCTTCTAATTCATTTCGAAACACATAAGACATACTATCTATCTTCTTCAAGAATGCTGTATATGTATCTTCGTCACGTATCATATCACTACTATATTTATTGCCAGCAACTTGATGTGCTGCAAAATACATGGTGATATCATCACGAGTTTTAAAACGTTTACCTATCTTAGATAACTGGAATTTATCAGGCCGTTTCCAGTAGGCTCTCTCTGTTACATTTGTTTTAAAATTATACTTAAAACAATCGTAAGTTCCGTTGAAATGCAGATTAACTGCGTTGTGTAATTGAAATGCTTCATAGCCAGTCATCCTCATATAGGCAACATGTGCGTAGGGTTGCCACCAATTAACAAGTTGAGTTGCTTTGCCTCGAACTCTACATGCTCTATAATCTCCTTAGAGATAAGTTTTTTACTATCCCTCAGGTCGATTTCATTGCTCTCACATACATCTATAATAGCATCCATGTAATTACAATCTTTATGGGTACGAACAAATGTTTCAACTAAACCTGAAAAAGACTTCTTATTAATGTCATCCATTATTTCTGTATCCCTTGATTATCATAAGCTGGTGAAAGAGTTTTCCAATGCATTTGCTTCTCTTCGTTCTCACCATAGAAATCTAGAGACCATACACCTTCACGCAGATATGTTTCACAATGATTCTTATAAATCCTTGATGATTCATATTTAGCTATGGCACCTCTTTCATTACGATGAATTGCTTGTCGTAATCCAGCAAGCTTTATTTTAGTTGACTTAATATATAACTTAACATTCACCATAGATAATTCATGGTCTTCCGCTAATGCTAATACATTAGGTGCAATGTTCTTATAGGTTGTGGGCTTCTTTGCCGCTCTTGCTTTAGCTAAATTAACTGCAGCAGCTGCACGTTGCTCATCACTCATCTTACGTCTTGCCATAATATATTCCTATTTTGTTTTGATATTACATCTATTATAACATGCTTTTAGGTGTTTGTACACCCCTAACCCTTATATATTTTTAATATTTGTCCTTCGAACGCTTCTACCTTATCCACTCTATTAGGCCATTTGATATATTCTTTCTCAGGGTTAGCTTTAAGATTGTTAAGTAAAGGCGTGATTGCATTATATAATTTGTCAAGCTTGTCTTGTGTGTTGGTTGCACTTGCTGTTGCTGTTGCAGTTTCTTTTGCAACATCTAACTCTGCTTCATCTACAAGTGTAAAACCAAAATCGAATTCTGCCATGTTATCCCTCTGTTAATAATTTGATACCTAAGGTCCAGTTCTCTGCCGCATCTTCTACATAGCCTAACGCTTTGAATGGAAAATCTTCTCGCATAAGTCTAACACCATTAGGGTCTTTATATGTAATTGAAAAAAATGAACGCTCTCCGTCCATTCCTGTTACTACTTGATATACCTTAGCTACACTACCATCTTCCTTGTAGTATTCGCTCATTAATTTTGTATTGTTCATGTTCTCTCCAATAAAATAAGTAGGGGGCCCAGAAGACCCCCTGAAGTTTAGAAAGCTAAAGTTGCTTTCAGAGTAGTTACACCATCAGCGCTTCCTACTTGTTCCCATTCACCAGTCCAAATACCACGTGTTAAACTAAATCCTTTAGTTGTAACACCAGCACCTGTCTTACCCATAGTGCCTTTAACAGTACCTAAACCAACTAATGCTTTTGATATAGAACCTTCATTCTCTGAAGTTCCATCTGCATTTGAATCATGATTAGCGCTAAGCGTTAATCCAGCAACAGTAGTACTTACTGTTACGTCAATATTATTACCTGCGGCTACTTTGTTATATACAACTGTAGTGGATAAACCACCTGCAGCGAAAGTACCTGTTGTTTCACGAGTTGTTGATGTAACATCAGTCATCGCAACTGTAATACCACCAAGTGTACCAGATGCGTCAATCGTTGTGTTACCACCTGAGATCTGATTAAGACCAAGTGTGATTGCACCAGCTTTCATTGTTACACCTAAAACAGTTGAATCTGGATCGTCACCAGATGAATCACCAATCTTAAAAGTTAGTGGACCTGTTGTAGTTTCAACATACATATCGTCTACACTAAAGTCTTTATCAAGAACCACCGTCACCGATGAATTTCCTGATGTACCCTTCATTGTAGTATGTATGTCTTGTGTATAAGCACCGTGTGAATCTAGTGTTCCCTCATACAAACCTGATAAGCTAATACCTGCAGATGTAGTTGCAGATACTGCTATGGCCGCCGTCGCGACTAGTAGTTTTTTTAACATATTTTTCCTTTTATTATTTTTATAAAAATATATCTTTTTTTAAGTAGTGATACTAAAACTACTGAGAACTATTTATATACTTTCTATATAACATTTCCTCTTTTTCGTAAGCTTCATTTTCATCAAGCTCGCGATTTTCGTGTAATTGTTGAACGTGTACCATCTCATGGCATACGGTTATGATAGATTCTTTAAATCCTAAATGTGTGTCAATTTCAATATCGTATTCATCATCTTCGGCTGAGTCTGTTGTCCAGCCTTTAACATTGTCTTCGCTTAGATCTTCTGTTTCTAATGATACAAGAATTTCATCAGGAATGTTTAGTTCCTTTTTACAAAATACTACAACGTCTTCTAGTAATGCCATACAGCACCTCCATCTTTATTTCTGACTCATACCACATGGTGGGTCTAAGACTGCTTTTAACTCTTTCACAATCTTCTTACATTCCTGAGCATTAGTACTTACGTCATATCTTTGATACCATTGCCCCATCATTCCAATCTGCTGTAGCTTTGCTTCCAGCAGTTCTAACCTTTCTGTCGTCGACATGTTAGATCCTATAGTGATATAACGTTATTTATATCATTTCATATTTATAAATCATGCCATACGACGACGCTGTGAAAGAAGAGCGTACTTAAAATTATCGGAACCTGCCTCATTGGCATAAGAATCTCCGTATCCATCTAAGTAATCTTCGTGATATTTTTCTACAACTGCATCACCTTCACAAGCTTTTGGTAGTTGCTGTGGGTTTTCACCCAATTGATTTGCAGTCCAACCTGCTACATAAAACCTAGACTTAGATCTTAAATATGAAACTTCTTGTTGTGTACCTATACTGATTGCTAAACCCATAATATAATTATCCTTTATTTTTAGTAAAAATTTTGTCTACTGCAACTCCACAACCTACCGTAACTACCATAACAATATATGGGTTAGTGGTAAATACTGCTGCTCCAACAAAACCAATTAAACCACCTGCTGTAAACCTCAATAGAGGATATACAAATCCGGTGAGACCTTTCTTCTTACTCATTACACTTCACCTGTAATAATTTCGTATTGTTCTAATATAGCTAAATTGTGTGGAATTGTCCGTATTTGACCGTCTTTTGAAATAGACATTTGGAAGAATACAACATCATGTGGAACTTCATATTCTTTATTGTTTACACCATCAATAAAAATAAAAGCATCGCATTTATTTTGCTTACTAGTTATGTTTGCCCATCTTACCAGATTATTATTAAGTCTCCAGCAAGATTTGATTTCTTTTTCTAATCCATCTTCAATCATATCATAACCTTCTTTATCAGTAAATTGTGCTTTTCTATTTTGCACAACAGCTATTTCAGTTATGTTTCCTAATAAGCTTCCTTGCTCTCTTTTA